TAACAATTTTTCGTATTTACTGTCTAAATTCTGGTAGTCATTGTCTTTTTGTTCACCAGCTGTTTCTAATTCAGATATTTTTTTTTCTAATTGAGCTGTATCCCGAATCTGTACGCTAATTTCAGCTGTCTGTTTTTGTTCTGTTTTAAGTAACTCTTCTACAGTTTCTAGTTTTGCTGTTACATCAGTATTGAACTTCTCTAATGCTTGTATTTGAACTGTAAGCCTTTCTTGTTCTCTTTCTAGTTCTGCTATTTTTTGGTTGTTATCATGTTCATCTTCTCTTAATTTTTCGAGTTCTTCTGCCATCTCAGCATTTCTAGTTGTAACACCTTTTCGTTGTTCTTCTAGATCTGCTATTTCTTTTTTGTTATTTTGTTCATCTTCTCTTAATTTTTCGAGTTCTTCTGCCATCTCAGTATTTTTAGTTGTAAGCCTTTCTTGTTCTCTTTCTAGTTCTGCTATTTTTTCTTTATTTTTTAGTTCGTTTCTTTTTAATGTTATGAGTTTTTTTACCTTGTCACCATTTCTAGTTCTAAGGAGTTGTGTATCACGTTCTAATTGTTGAGTTAAATTAGATACTTCGACTTGTAAGTCACTTCTTTGTCTTTCAATATCATCTATTTTTGTATTTAATCCTCTTATTTCAGCGTCTAATGTGTCTCTTGAACCTTTCGATTCTTTTTTCATTGATTCTATTTGTTCGGTTAATTGTGTTATTGTTTCAGTCAAGTGAGTTTCGCGGGCTTGTAAAGCTCGTAACTCATTACTTACTTTTGATACAATAACATGGATAGCCGGTACTTCTATAGGTTGTATATCCATGGGGGGTGCGTACAAGTCACTACGTGTACGTTTTGAACTTGCTGCTGCTGATGAACTTGCTGCTGCTGATGAACTTGCTGCTGCTGAATCATTTGTGCTTGGAGCACTCAGTGTTGTTATTGTTTCTAAGTATGATCCCATGTGTCCTAAGTCTTCATAAAAATCGGATTCAAACCCTCCATAATTTTCAAACTGTCTAATAAATACAACTAATCTATCGATAATTTTGTGAAATAAACTTATATTCCCGTCAATTAATGCGTCGACTAGGGCACGTTCAAACTGTTCTAGTTCAGAATTGTATCTAGTACCTTGTATCCTCTCAACATTACTAAAAGTATGAGCTAACCCTACTATTTCTTTAGCTAATCTTTCATATTTTGTTTTATCCTCTTGTGTATATGCTCTTTTTTTACTGTCCATGATTTATCTTATATTATACCAATAAAATAACTCATATTATTTACGGCACATAAATATTAACTTCATTCGCCTTATAATAACCAGAATCCACTAAAGCTTGTGTATAGTCAGAACCGCCCCAATTAGGGTCCATAGGATTATCACTGTACAAAAGATTATAATCCGAATTTTTTATTTGGTCTAAAGGTGTTATTGAACCGACATAATACGACGATTGATCAAACGCCGGATACCCGTTTTTATTGTAAGGGAAGTCATTACGCGTAGCGTCCACCAATTTCTCAAATTTTAGAGGTAGAGGCACTGTTGTAGTAGGTGGCAAACCGCCTTCTAACTCGGTAACACTTGGTCTCACCTTGTAAACACGTTCGCCTTGCGCATCATATGTGTTCTGAACATAAAGCACTGGGCATCTGATTCCGGCACCGCGTTGCCATTCCAGAAATTCAGTATATTCCTCTAAATTGTTGAATTCAATTGGATTCACACCGGGCACTTGGACCAATTTGGAATTGTACAAGTAATATTTGGGACCCTTTTGAATAAGCAAATTGGGACACCTTAAATCGTCGTTCATGTTTGTTAGTCCTTCTAGTTTAGGATTCCCGCCATATCGCATATAAAAAATGCCACCTAAAATTGTTATAACAATTATAATCATTAAACTCGTTTGTTCTGACAACATATATATTATACTTTTAAAAAAAGTGTAGCAAAAACACTAACATAGTAAAATATTATGTATTATTTTTTTAGAAAGATAATATATAATGTATGTGTACCATATCCGTTCCGAAAATGACTTGGATAAATTAGCACATGTGAACAAATCGATTAAACATGGTAAGCATGTATTTGTTCTTGTTTATATGGAGGGCTGTGGGCCTTGTAACGCAACGCGTCCGGAATGGGCCAAATTGGAATCCGCGTTGAAGGACCAATACGGTAAAAACGAACAGCTAGTTGTCGTCGATATTAATAAAGATTTTGTAGAAAAAATGGAACATATTGGACAAGTCGATGGATTCCCTACAATGAAATATATAGCAAATCAAGGCGCAACAGTTGAAACCTATGAGAATAGCGGTGTAAAAAACAAGGACCGTTCTACCGACTCGTTTATCAATTGGATTGAACAGAATATAAATGATGTGGTTTCTACAGAAGAAACGAGTTCGCCTCAACATGTATTCAAAAGACTAACCAGACGTAATAAATCGAAACAAAGAAAAATTAAGCACAGAGCAACTAAAAGCAGAAAATACAAGGGTGGAAAATGGTCGAGAAAATACAAGGCTAGTATAAATTGTAGACGACCGAAGGGATTTTCACAGAAACAATATTGTAAATATGGACGTAAATAGTCATAATTATTATTTTGGTAAAAAAAGAAATATTATGTAATTGTATAATGAGTACGGATTCCGAATCCAAAGAGCTCCAACCCAAAGCTTTTGATAATTCACGCGCAAAATCTACTCTTTGCACGCAAGCTTGGTATTTAAATTCTCAAAAGGCTAAGTTTACTTCTAGCCCTAATTTTAAGGCTTATGTTAAAAAGGATGATAATTGTCAAAATATATTAGTAGCATCATGGTTACATGCCGCTGATTTAGAAAAAGTTGAATTATTAAAACCAGATGTATCTATTACACCAATGACAGTACACAAAGTAAAATTTGTGAGTGGTCCTTACGGTGTTGATAATAAAAATAAAATAGCTGCTTTAGATATATATGCCAAAGAGTGGTTCGCGTTAAATAGTGCAAAGGCTATGGCAACGAATGACAAAACATATTTGGGTTTAAAAATGAAGTTATATGAAGCCGCTGTACAATTTGTAAAAATGTATCCTAATGAAAAGCCGATAGGAAAGGATGTATTATTTTCTCTTTCCTTTCATGCGTATTAAAACTTAAGACTAAATATATAATAAAATGTACGTTTATTAATAATTAATTACTAATAAACCAAAGAGTCGTTTATTATTTTGGTAAAAAAAGAAATATTATGTAATTGTATAATGTGTGGTAACGGTGACCCGAAATCTAGTTCCTCCCAACCTTCTTTTAAATCTAATTTAGATCCGTTATCGGATATGAAAATGGATAATATAAAGTTACAATATGCTTTTCTAAAAAGACAAATGTCAGAATTAAAAAAATTCAAAGATGCTTCTGTAACCATGGACGGTTTTGATTTACTATTAAATAGAATACCATTTAATGAAATGTCATCATTACACATGCTGATGAATCACAAATCTCCTACACCCACGTTTAAACGCGTAGTATTACATATGCTAGATGCGAATGGTAATACTGTTACATCCGCACCTTCTGAAATGATGGATAATATATTTTCCGAAGCTTTATTACAAATGAAAGCAATGGGTATAGCAAAGGACACAAAAACACATCCAATGGCTCACGTTGGAGCTGTAAGAAAAGTAGTTAACATAGCAAAAGCTACTTTAGATATGCCACCACCACAACCATCTTTAAAGGTTGGCATTGTTCCTAATACTCAAAATGGTGAAAATATTACTATCAGTGGCGCTATAGCTTTTAATAATAACGGAAAGGCGATGTGTTTTACCAATCGCAAGACTGGAGATTACATTTGTTGCAAAAATGGCCAGTGTTCAACGCCGGAAGATCATTGATATATAAATTGTGGTTATGACAGTAACGGCAATTGTGTACCGCCTTAAACTAACACTTAAAATTCTCCTTCGAATATCCAATGACAGCGCATGCGATGCGTTTACCAGCGTGTCCAGTTGTTAAACTATCGGGGAATCCGCCTTGACCACAGTCATCCGGGTCCTCATGTATAATTAGGCCGCGACCAATAATATTCGCCTTTGTGCCTCTAAGCTTAATACAGTCATCATAGAAACTGTATTTAGCGTCTCCCTTACTATTCGTTTTTAGATTGCCCAAGTCACCCACATGACGATTCTTCATCCCGGGGCATCCGTGTGTCAGTCCATAAGGATTAAAATGCGCGCACATACTCGTACATTTGTCGCTTAAGTCACCGGCTTCATGGACGTGGAACCCGTGTAACGAATTCGGCTTTAATCCGCTTACCGAAACATCGATTCTTACTCGGCCAACATCTTCACTAAATTTAACGGTGCCTTTGATATCGCCAAAAAACACGGCTATGCCTTTAATGTCTTTATTTGTCATATAATTGTATTACAAATAAAAAGTCGGCATTTTTACTTATTCGGGTGCGGGGTGTGTTAAAATTCTGTATGGACAGTGTATATAACTCATTGTCGAGTATCGTTAAAATTCTGTATGGACAGTGTATATGGCAGCACCGTTAAATCCCAAAATTCTGCTGGATAAATTGTATGGTCATCGGGCCCGCTAAACGCGGTTTGTAATAATTGACGTAATATGTTCTAAATTTATCCGATTTAAAGAAATTTGTTAGTATTTTTATTAATGCGTCATTTAAAATTTCAATACTAGGTACATCTTGATAAGTATTAATAATCGCAATTTGTTCTACGGTTTTCGCAAGAATTCTCGTATTTAGTTGGTGTTCTAGAACCATATTTCTTTTATACATGTTACTTCGTTTCCCATTAAATAATTCATTATAATAATAATTCATCTCGGGATGTTCCGAAAATATTTCAATAATACTATCAAAATAGTCTGTAGAAAAGGACGAGAACGACTGTATAATATTGGTATCCTCGGATATCTTATAAGATAACACTTGAAATAAAACCCCAATTGCTAAAGTTAATGTGCTAAGTGCCGTAATAATTAAAATGTAATTTTTAAAGCTTTCAAATTTATAATACTTGTGATTTAGATAATAAAAAACTATAAACAGCAATATAATAAAAATTGTGAATAATAAAAAATATACTTGTTCGGGTTTCATTACAATAACGATATATTTTATTTCAGTTGTTAGTTTGTTCGTTTTTTTACACCTTTTTACATTTCAAACGCCGATTTTATTTTATTTATTTGTAAAATTTTATCATCTACATCTCTACAGCATACTGCGTGATGAAATAAACTTTTATTTCTATTATATATGTTAGTTCCAAAAACCACATAATCGTTAGGAATAAAACCATAATTAATTTTACTTTTCAAGTTATTTATAATACTTTGGTCGCCAAGGGGCATTTTTACTTTTTCAGTTGTATCAATTGTTTGTAATATTTC